GTAAAAACTGGTGGATTGCACGTTATTACAAAGGCTATAACCGCATGGCATTTAAAGCGACACCAAACAAATCTTATAAGCCTACAAACGTAGCCGACCTTATGGGGTGGCAATATACTAGCTCTGGCGTGTTTCCAGCCAAGGTTTCAACCGGCAACGGCGGCAAGTTTGATTTAAATATTTTGTATCACGACTTCCCGGCGACGGTGCAGAAGGAAGAAACAACAAAAAAGGTTAAATACACCGGGAAATTTCCTAAATTGCCGCCACGCGGCTACTATGCGTTTTTAGACGGCATCACGGTATTAAAAAACACAAGGGAAGAAATTGAGAAATTGCAGAAGTTTTTAAACTGGGCTATCGGCTCAAAATTAGAAACTGACGGCAAATATGGAGAAAAGACAGAAGATGCAGTTAGTATTTTCCAGTCGAAATGTAAATTAAAAATTGACGGCAAATTTGGGGCGAAATCCCTTAAAGCTGCAAAATTATTTAGTAAGTAATCACGAAGTACTGTGATTTACATATAAAGTCATTTAGGGAAAGAAATCCCTCAAAGAAAAGGAGTAAATCAAATGGCATTAACAAGAGCTTTTTTGAAAAGCATGACACTTACAGACGAACAGATTTCCGCAATCATTGAAGAACATTCTGCAACCGTTACGGGTCTCAAGGGTGAGATCATTAAATACAAAGAGGATGCGGAGAAAGTCCCAGACCTCCAGAAGAAATTGGAGGACTACGAAAAGGATGATTGGAAAGGCAAGTACGAGAAGGAACACGCAGGTTTTGAGAACTACAAAGCCGAACAGGACAAGAAAGCGTCCTACAATGCGAAAGAAGCCGCATACAAAAAGATGCTTGAAGATTCTGGCGTATCTAGTAAAATAATTAGCCTTGCCCTGAAAGCATCAAAAGAGACTATTGATAATTTAAAAATCGGAACTGACGGGAAACTTGAGAACGCAACAGAGGTAGAAAAAGGCATCAAAGAAGCGTATGCCGATTATATTACAACTGAAAAAATTCAGGGCGCTAATGTATCGAACCCACCGGGAGGAGAACCGGGGAAAATGACCAAGGAAAAAATCATGGAAATTAAAGACGCAGGCGAACGTCAGAAAGCGATTGCGGAAAATCACGAACTTTTTGGCTATTGAAAGGAGTAGACAATGGCAGGAGTAACCACTAGCACTGTATTAAATACAGATAGCGCTCTCAAAGCGAGAGAAATTGATTTTGTAACAAGATTTGACAAAAACTGGGACGCGCTGAGAACTATCTTGGGAATCTTTAAACCTATCAGAAAAGAGCCGGGCACCAGCTTAGTAACCTACGAAGCGCAGATGAAAGATGAAGCTTTACAGGGCGGCGCAAGCGTAGGTGAGGGTGAGGCAATCCCTTTTACACAGTTTAAAGTTGTGGAAAGCAAGAGAGAAGATATTGTTGTAGAAAAATACGCTAAATCTTTAACTCTTGAGTCTGTGGCAAAATGGGGCGCAACAGTCGCAATCGAAAAGACAGATGATGCCTTTATGGTTGAGCTGCAGAACAAGGTTTTGAAAGATTTCTACACGTTTTTAAAAACAGGAACATTAAAAGGAACACAGAAAAAATGGCAGAAAGCACTTGCAATCGCAAAAGGTGCTGTACTCAACAAATTCGCAGGCATGAACAGAAATGTAACCGAAGTCGTAGGATTTGCAAATGTAATGGATTTTTACGACTGGTTAGGTGATAAAGAGATTACTGTGCAGACAATGTTTGGATTGCAGTATATCAAAGACTTCTTTGGTTTCTCTACACTGTTCCTCCTCCCTGACGCCTACATCCCGGCAAAAACTGTTATTGCAACACCTGTAGAAAATATTGACTTGTATTATATTGATCCCGGCGATAGTGATTTTAAAAAACTTGGCCTGGACTACACAACATCTGGCGAAACAAATCTGATTGGATTCCACGCAGGCGGCAACTATACAAATGCCACAGGCGAAACATACGCCATTATGGGCATGAAGTTGTGGGCAGAATACCTTGACGGTGTTTGCGTAGTTACTGTCGGAACTACAGATACCATCCCAGAAGTATCAAGCACCGTTTCGGAAGCAAGTTCGAACGGAAAATAAAAGGGGTTGATTGAGTGCTTTACGAAGTCATGAATCATATTCACAATTTCTTTCCAGTCAAAGGAGCGGCAATCACAGGCAAAATAACAATCGGGGAATTGCTTTTTGACACGCACATAGATGCAACGACAGACACCAAAGATCTACGTTATTCTGACACCGCGATCCGCCTCCCGTTACAGGACGGGCAGTATTATTTGATAAGCGGTTCTATTTTTAATGACGGGGTTTATCAGTATCACAAAGGCAATACTGCCCCGTTACAGGAGGAGACGTTTGACGGCGTAGTGGTTCCACTGGCTATCCCTAAACCGTTTTTATCACTAGTGGACGAAATCAGCGAGTGGCAGGCAAAAAATGGAAATTCAGGAGCGTATCAGTCAGAGTCATTTGGCGGCTATTCGTACAGCAGGGCAACAAATTCTAAAGGCGAGGCTTACACGTGGCAGGATGTATTTAGAGCACGCCTGAACCCATGGAGGAAAATGGCATGAGTTTAATCAATGAATTTTTACAGGATTGCATACTCATGGATAAAAAGCGTACTTCTGACGGCGAGGGTGGATTTATCACCGAGTGGGTCGAGGGCGCTAAAATACAGGCGGCAATAGTCCGAGATACCTCTATGTCTGCCAGAGTGGCGGAAAAAGAGGGTGTAACAGCAACATATACAATTACTACAGCTAAAACAGTAAAGCTGAGCTATCATGATGTATTAAAAACAAAAGACGGAAAAATTTTTAGAGTTACATCAAATGCAGGAGAAAAAGAAACCCCTGCGTCGTCTAATTTAGACATAGCACAGGTCATGGCGGAGAAGTGGGAGTTAACGTCATGACCCCAACGGCGGCACTATATCAATTTTGGTCATCCTTCGGCATAACTGCATATCCGTCTAACAGGGTGCCGGAAGATACCGCTTTCCCTTTTATCACATACGAACCGATTATAGCAAATTGGTGGACAGGTGCGGCCGCCGCTAGCGTCGTAAATGTCTGGTACCACACAGAATCTGAGGCAGTCCCAAATAAAAAGGCGAAAGAAATCAGTGACAGATTGCAAGGAGGAACCACGGTCAAGTGCGATGATGGAATCATTTTTCTGTCGCAAGACCAGCCTTGGACTCCTTTAGTCGATGAAGCTGACTCGTCAATAGTACGCAGATACACAGTAATAACTATGCAATTTATAACTATTTAATGAGGTGAGCAAATGAAGTATACGCAGGTACCTTCTGACCTTTTCAAAAAAATACAGATTAACGCCGGTATTATTGTATCAGCTTTTGAGCCGGAAACGGGTGCCATAACAGCAACTAACATCCTCATGGCAACCAGCGGCGGTTGTAGCTTTAGCGCGGAGCCATCCTTTACGGATTTCGGGGAAGACATTGATAATGTGCCTAAAAACACGATGGAACTCAAGGAAATCGAATCTATCGAAGTAAAATTATCAGGCACAGCCGTTACAATGGATACCGCACAGGCTAAAAGTTTTATGGCGGCGGCAGACGTAGCGGGAAACAAAGTAACACCAAGGGCAGATTTAAAGGCAGAAGATTTTAAGGATATTTGGTGGATTGGCGACTATTCGGACGAAAATTCCGGGGATTCCGCCGGATTTATCGCAATCAAAATTATGAATGCACTCTCAACGGGCGGATTTAAGATTAAATCAGATGATAAATCCAAAGGAAATTTTGATTTCGAATACACAGGACATTACAGCATTAAGAACGCAGAGACAGTACCTTACGAGGTTTATATCAAAACAGGCGAAGCGGCGTAGGAGGTAAAGCATGAAATTATCAGAATTAACAGCAGAACAGGGTTTAGAAGCCATTGCGAACTCCCTCGAACATATCGGTAACATTGCAGACGATGATGATGCGCTCAGCCTGTGCCAGAAGCTTGTACCGCAGGAAGGGGAGAAATATATCAAAGTCTTTGCTAGGGGTGCTAAAACAGCTCCTAGGCTGTTAAAAACACACAAAGATGATGTAATTGGAATCTTAGCAGCGTTTGAATTGCAGAGTGTTGAGGAATACAAGAAAAAGCATAAATTAATGGACATTATCAAAGGCATGGTTGACCTCATCAATGAGCCGGAGGTACGTCAGCTTTTTTTCTCAGCGCCAACAAGCGCAGCAGAAGAACCCTCTGGCGATGCGCAGGAGAATACAGAGGAAGAAGCGTAAAGGGATTCTTGCTGTACGTCAAGGCTAAGATTTTAGACGACACAGAGGAATTAATTTACAAACGATACATGGCCGATGGGCTGAAATATGTAACCGAAAGCATTTCGCAGGCGTTCGGTGGGAAATATCTCTATGTATCATTTTTTGATTTAATTAATAGCGATAAAAAGCAAACAGTAACAAAGACTGGCGAAGAAATAGCCGCGGACGTCATTAAAAAAGCCGGATTGGTGGTGATGAGTGATTGAATGTGATGGAATTGTTTGTCACTCTGGCAATCAAAGACACCGCATATAAGCAGGGGCTGAAAGACGCAGAAGGTAACGCCAGCTCGTCCACATCAAAAATTGGCGGGGCATTTAAAGCGGTCGGGAAAGTAGCTAAAACAGCTATGGTGGCCGGCTCTGCTGCCGCCGTTGCATTTACAAAAACATCAATAGATGCCGGAATGAATTTTGATACTGCAATGTCTCAGGTAGCAGCTACTATGGGAACAACCGTAGACAAAATAGGGAACGTCAAAGCCAAGGCTGAGGAAATGGGGCGCACAACAAAGTACACCGCAACGGAAGCGGCGGAAGGAATGAATATCCTTGCTCAGGCTGGCTTGTCGGCGGATGAGCAGATTAGCGGTATCGGAACGGTACTTAACCTTGCCTCTGCCGGTGCTATGAGTCTGGAAGAATCGGCATCATATACTGCCGGAGCTGTAAAAGGCTTTGGTGACTCGATGAGTAACGCATCTTACTATGCCGATTTGATGGCAAAGGGTGCTACTCTTGCTAATACGGACGTAAGAGGCCTTGGAGAGGCTTTTTCCGGTTCTGCTGCCACAGCGAAAAACTACGGTCAAGCGGCGGACAGTGTCACGCTTTCCTTGCTTCGCTTGGCAGAGCAGAACGTGACAGGCTCCGAGGCATCTACGGCATTAAATAGGGCAATGGCGGACTTATATACTCCGACTGATGATGCATCAAAAGCTTTAGATCAGTTAGATGTATCCGCCTATAAGTTAAACGGCGAGGCAAAAGATTTTAACGACCTCGTAGACGAGCTTAATGGCTCTTTGCAGGGTATGACAGCGGAACAAAAAAACAATGCTCTTGCAACGATTTTTACAACGCAAGGCTTACAGGCGTTTAATAAAATGACCGCATCGAGTGATGCGACTGTGCAAAAATTTTGGAAAGGAATACAGGATTCTTCCGGCTCCGCAGCACAACAGGCGGCTACGCAGTTAGATAATTTGCAGGGCGACATAACCTTGCTATCTAGCGCCACAGAAGGCCTGCAACTTGCTTTTTATAATACCTTTTCGGGTACTATCCGTGGTGCCATCAAAGGTATAACAAGCGAGGTTAGTGGATTAGCTGAGGCGATGGAATCTGGCGGCATAAGCGGCGCCCTTTCCAAACTGGCGCAAGATGCGATTAATTTTAGCGGCCAGTTGCCGGGGCTGACAAAAATCGGCGGCGACCTCATAAACGGTTTAATTTCAAGCGTTACTCAAAATTCTGGCAGTATTACAACTGCTGTCAGCCAACTGTTAAATAATCTTGCCTCTACGATTTCCACAGGGCTAAATGTATTTACATCGGTCGGAGTTAATTTGCTGACGACTATCGCTAACGGCATGACTCAGGGCATCCCGACCTTTTTGGGGCAGGCGTTGCCGATGCTGACACAATTTACAGAGTCATTGAGGAGCAACGCAGGCAAATTGATAAATGCAGGCCTGACACTTATCCAGAATATTGCTCAAGGGCTGATTAATTCTATTCCTGTATTGATTGCATATGTACCTACAATCATAACGAATTTGGCTGGCATTATTAACGATAATGCGCCAAAAATCCTTGCAACAGGAGTAACAATCATAACAAATTTAGCGATTGGCTTAGTTCGTGCGATTCCGTTATTAATTGCTAATTTACCGAAGATTATCACAGCAATCGTAAGCGTATTTACAGCGTTTAACTGGTTTTCGCTTGGTAAAAACATTGTTACCGGCATAATAAAAGGGGTCAAAAATCTCCCTTCCCTTTTAAAGGGTGCCGCTAAAAATGCTGTAAACGGATTCAAGGGAGCATTTAAGGGAAATGGTATTTTATCGGCTGTAAAAGGAGCATTTACTAAGATACCATCGGCTGTTAAAAGTATCTTTACTAAGGCAGTATCCCTTGTAAAAAGCTTCCCTGGACGGTTTAAGAGCACCTTAAAGTTTAGCTGGTCTCTTCCACACCTAAACCTACCGCACCTGAGTGTTTCCGGCGGAAAAGCTCCGTTCGGTATTGGGGGAAAGGGTTCCCTGCCATCGTTCCATATTAGCTGGTATAAAAAGGCTATGGAAAGTCCATATGTATTTTCTGATGCCACATTGTTTGGAGCAGGAGAAGCAGGAGACGAGATGCTGTACGGTCGTAGCAGACTGATGAACGATATCAAAGAGGCAACACAGGGAACGAAAAACGATGTAACTATTAACGTAACTGTAAACGGTGCAGATAACCCAGAAGAATGGGGAAGAAGAATGGCAAGTGAACTTAGAAGGCAGGTGAAAATGGCATAATGGCAAAGAAAAAGTCTGCTGCTCCTAGCGGTCTGTCTATATCGAGAGACGGTTTGAAATTTACAATATCTTGGAAGATACCGACGAAAAAATATGAGGATGGACAGTGGCTATGGTATCGTCTACATACAAAAAACGCCGGTGCTTCTAAATGGGATTGGACAAAGTGGAAGAAAATAAATGTGGGAAAATCAGCAACCAAAAAAACGGTAGCACTTAATGCAAAAAATTATTATCCTGTCTCATCAAAATTATTAAACGCGATAGAATTTAAGGTAAAGGGCAAAACAAAAAGTGATAAAAAGCATACCTATACAGCCGCACATTCCACAAAGACATTTACCATTTATGCACCAAATGCCCCTTCCGTTTCTTATTCTCTTGATGATACTGGCGCAAATAAAGGTGCATTTACTTGGAATACCTCATACGAGGCAAATGATGCAAGGCATTTTGCAAGGACGCAGGTACAGACCGCATTAATGACAAACTATAAGGGCGCCATTGCAAACGCTCGCTTTACCAATGCATCCTATACGGGAGCGTCTGGCACATGGGCGATAACAGAGGATGGTTCCCCGACACAAAACAAGACATTTTGCCGTATTGTAAGGGCAAAATCGAGAGGGTGTGCCGGAGATTCCGGTTGGAGCTATGCATACCATTATTACAGCATCCCAGAGCGTCCAAATATACAGAGTACAGGGAGCAAAGAGATAGGCTCCTCTAGCCGCTATGTATGGGCAAACTGGGTGCAGGCATCGCCGCGGGACCGCCCTGTGGATTCTATGGAGTTACAATATGCCATAGACACGCCGGAAAGCGGAGAGAGGTATACCGGCACATCATGGAGTACAGGAGTAACTGTTGCGTACCATGATTATACGGTGTCAGCAGATTTTAACACAGACGATGGCATAGCGGAAGACCAGGTTATGTGGACAAGAGTGCAAAGTACGCACGATAAAAAATATGCATACTCTGAGCCACGAGTAGCGGCGCGAGGGGCTTTAAAATCCCCGTCATTTGATACGGTATCGGCAACAGGAACAACACTTATCATCAATAACGTTGAGCGAAATACAGAGGTTCCCGACGCCAAAACAGCAATCTGGATGAAAATAGACAACGAGGAAAAAGGTATTATCGCGATCACCGACAAAGAAGGGACAATCACAGTTACGTGTCCGGACGTGTCCGGCGGCGCTGAATACCAGATTGCCCTCAAGAATTTTACCGGAACTTCTGCACCTCAAAACGGAGCATCTGGCATCACCTACAAACTTAGCCCCCTCATGCAGTCAGGGTGGGTTTACTCGGAAACAAGAAAGATTGCAGTCCCACCGAAAAATATAACTGCAATGGCAGTGGCATCTGATACCGTGGAACTAACATGGGATTGGTCGTGGAAAAATGCAGATGCGGCTACCATTGCGTGGGCAGACCATGAGGACGCATGGATTAGTACGGACGCCCCAACTACTTATGATGTAGAGGACAAGGAAACAACGTGGCATATCGGGTCCCTGGAATCGGCAAAAACATATTATTTCCGCGTAAGATTGCGGGATACGTCCGGGGACGAAGAAGTGCTATCTCCTTGGTCTGATACGGTTTCCGTATCACTGAGCGAGACACCAACAACACCTACATTAGCAACAACAGAAAACTATCTTAGTATGGACGACACAGTTATTTGTAGTGTCGGCTATACCGGAAACAGCAAAGCGAGCATAAAAATAGCGGAAGCGGTTAACGATGAGCCAGTTAAAGGCAAAGATGGAAACGTCGTTGTTTTAATGATGTCTTCCGGCATGGAGACATTATCGGAAACTATTGAAAACATTAATAAAATCTATACTGCAAGTGGCCTTTTGAGCAATCTATGGAATGTAGGAGAAATCCATTATTTAAAAGCAATGGTTACAGCACAGGGAGGCAAGGAAGGGGCATGGTCAGATTCTGTGGCTGTTGAAATTGTTGCAAAACCTGCGATAAACAGCGTGACAACAAATCTTGTTTCGGAATCAACTGCATATAATTCTGGCGATGTTACCACGGAAACAAGCGACCAGACAGTACCAGAATCATCGGAAGGTACAACAAATTATTTAGAGCAGCTACCATTAACAATAGTCCCTTCCTTCGGGGATTCTGCTGGCACAGCAAAAGTAACGATTGTCAGGGACGAGGATTATTATATTCTGCGCCCGGACGGATTAAAGGAACAACATTTTGCCAATGAAATTATTGCTAGTTTTACTGGCAGTGAAACAGACAGCTATGCTATTGGCTTAAGCGACCTGATCGGGCAGATGGATGACGGTGCAAGGTACAGCATACAGATTGCATTTACAGACATTTATGACCATGTGGCAGAAAAAAAGATACCGTTTGTTGTACGGTGGAAACACCAGCCGGAAGTACCAACGGCCACTGTAAATACGATTGCAGACAACAAAACAGCGAGTATTGTTGTTGCTAAACCAACCACATATGCTGATGGGGATACATTCGACTTGTATCGGATGAGTGTAGACAGAGCAGAATTGATTCTGGAAAATGGGGTTTATGGACAGAAATATGTTGACCCATACCCGGCGTTAAATGAGTACGGCGGCATACTGGTTGTAAATAAAACTGCCAACGGTGACTATATAACGTCAGATAGTTCGTTTGCGTGGTTATATAGCGATTTTTCCATCGAATATAAAAAGGCAATCATTGATTTTGACGGTGAATCTATCGAAATCCAGTATAACCTTGATTTAGATAATTCGTGGGATAAAGATTTTGAGAGGACAGTATACCTTGGGGGCTCTGTGCAAGGCGATTGGAACCCTGCGATCACTCGCGATTTAAAAATTGATGCAGTAAGTATCTCACTGACAGAACCAACGATGATTGAGCAAATGAGACGGCTCGCAACGTATCCCGGAATATGTCACGTTAGGACACCAGATGGTTCATCGTTTTCCTGCGATATACAGGTGTCGGAGAAAAAAGACCACGATAATAAAATGAGGACAGATTTCTCATTAACGATAAAAAAAGTGGATTCGGAAGAACTGGATGCTGTGACGGAAGAACAGTGGAACGCAGAGCATCCTAATGAGGTGGCGTGATGGATTGGAGCAAAGGATTTTCAGCAAGATATATTTTAACAACAGTTGACCCTAAGACGTGGACAGACCGTCAAGAATTTGAATTTACTGAGGGTAGTATTGACCGGGACAGTACGTCAGATTTAAGGGAATCTGCTTCCGTCACAATGACGGAAAAGATAACAGACAATGAGTGTTGGGTCCGCATTTACCTACAAGCCAGACAGGGAGGGTCAGGAGCAAAAGTAGCACTGTTTACTGGCTTGACCGCCTTCCCAGAAAGAAAGCTTGATGGTGTGAGAGAGACTTACAATATTGACTGCTATTCCGTTCTCAAGCCGGCAGATGATGTGATTCTGCCGCGTGGTTATTATGCACCAGCCGGTAGCGGAGCAAAACAGATTAAAAATCTGTTTAATGATTGCATCCCTGCTCCCGTGTATGTCGAGGGAACATCACCGATAACTACAGATAACATCGTTGCGGAAGATGGGGAAACAAGGCTCACAATGGCACTGCATATTTTAGATGCTATTGGTTGGCGGATACGAATACTTGGCGATGGAAGCATTGTTATCTGCGCAAATGATAATAATAGCAGTCTTACAGTGGGGATTAACGCAAACGACATCATAGAGTGCGATGTAACAGACACATTTAATTGGTACGACACACCGAACTGTTTTATGGCAATACATGACGATTACGGCGCAGCCATCGCGCGGGACGACAGCCCGGACAGTTATTTATCAACCGTCAGCCGGGGCAGGGAAGTGTGGAAATCGGAAACAGGCGTTGAATTATCTTCCGGGGAAAACATAGCGGCTTATGCCGTTAGAAAACTAAAAGAATTGCAGAATCCTGCCAGAACGATACAGTATAGCCGGCGATTTTTCGAGGACGTTCTTTTAGGCGATGTGGTCTTTCTAAATTATCCGAGACATGGCCTTACTGGAAAATTCAGAATAATATCACAAACCTTGTCGCTTGAACACGGATGCCGGACAAAGGAAGAGGTAGAGAGCATTGAATGATTTTATAAAAGAGATTGCCTCGGCAATGAAAGAAAGCAAAACAAAGCCTTACGACACGGTTGCAAAAGTCCTTCGCGTTGACGAAAAAACGGCATATGTCCACATTGACGGTGGAGCAGATGAAACCCCCGCACAGATGGCGATTAATTGTAAGACAGGTGACACAGTAAAAATCCGTGTCAGCGGCGGAAAAGCATGGTTAACAGGAAACATTACAGCACCACCTACGGATGACTCTGTTGCAATTAAAGCGAATAAGACAGCTACTAAGGTAAAGAAATCCTACGAGAACTTTAAAGATGTTACCGAGGAAAACTTTAGCAGTCAGGAAAACAAGATATCAGAGGCTGCTAAAGTTGCAACTAACTTTATGAAATATATCGAAGGACTTGGATTAGTTGTCGGTGATATGCGAGGCAATGAACTTGGACAGAACGCGTTACTTGACGCAAATGGAATGTGTGTGCGCAACAATAACAGCGAAATTGTACGATTTGGAATTACAGATATTAAGGTAGTGAATGAAGATGGAGACCCTGTTTATAGTGGTACTGGTTCTGTTGTAAAGTCACGAAACAATATTGTTGTATCAACACAGCAAACAAAAGATGCAGGTAATACTAATGCCGGTGGTAAGGCTGCGCTTGAATTATATTATGATAGTGCAAAAGATAATATGGGTCTCTCGTTATCTGTAAAAAGTGGAACATCCTATACTGATTTGTACGAAAGCATTGGAAATGGGATATATGCTGATAACTCTAATACAAAGATTGTGTCTTCAGACGTAATAAAGTTGGATGCAGGGAGAATATATTTATCCACCTATTTAGGGACTTGGAGACCATATTTTTGCGCTGGCGATTCGATCAGTGCAACTTTTGGTACTGCTGGATATATTACGAGTTCCGGCAAGGATGTCATTTTTATAATTCCATTATCAAAACCAATAATTGGGAACCCAACGGTAACAGTAACAAGTGTGGAAGGGCTTATGGTCCGACAAAATAATAAGTATTTGTATGGTGGCTCATCAACAAAATATGTCAAACCTAGCAAATATACTGTACACTCAACGCTTAGTGGAGGCTGCATCCATGTATTTGCAACAATGCCAAATACTACAGATGTTACAAACAATAGTCCTTGCGGCATCTGGGCTAATATTAAGATAACATTCTCATAGGAGGAATAATAAAATTGGCTTTAAAAAAAGAAATTCGTCAAAGCGACGGCGTAGTTACTAATTATCACAGAATATTATATATTCAGTCTACAATCAACAGTCATGATTCAATAGCTGTAGTATCTTATGTAGATGAGATTGGTAGAGCTATGGAAAGCAACGGTGACAGACCGTACAGAGCCGCTGTTACATATGAGAAAGAGTATGAAGAGAATATGACTATTGAAGATGCTTATAAGTATCTCAAAACACTTCCAGATTACGAAGATGCAGAGGATATCTGATACAATTTATGCATAAGGAGGCGAAAGTATGATAGCTAGTGGGACAATAATTATTGACGGGCAGACATACCGCAAAGGAGATGTTATACACGATTTAGGCGGCTGGGATTGTATAGATACGGACGGAAGTAAGCGATATTACTGGGGAAAGTCTTCTGAAGTAGATAAATTGCCTCATTATGTTGCAAGCGGTTCGACGGCGTTATGTGTAGACACAGGGGAATTATATGGCTTTTATGCCCCTGATAGCAAGTGGTTTTTACTTTAGGGAGGTGTAGAGCATGAGAAAAAGCGGCTTAACGGGAGATGAGGCGTATATACTCTCAAAACGTAGGGGAACAACAGAAGACCTTGGCCCGCTAAAGAAAGAAATTGGTAAGCTAAAGGAAGATTTATCTAACAAAATTACAAAGTTCTATGCATCGAATCAGGGTGAAACGCACATCACTGATTCCGATAATGGCAAAATCATGGATATGGTTCTGTATGGAAAGAGCGAGCAGAAAAGTACCATGGGGAAGAATTTACTGAAATTATCCGAATCCAATGTACACGGAGCTACAAATGGTCTTTTGCCCACAATGAATGCGGATGGAAGTATATCTGTGACGGGTGCTTCAACATCTACTTGGTCAAATATTACAAAAATAAATAATGAATGCCATACTGATAATGCAACGTATACTTTTTCAGTTGACAAAAACTCAGGTATTATACTTGGTTTAAAATTAGGGCGAACTAAATTGGACGATGCTAATTATCAAATACATAGAATTATGCAAAATCAATTAAGTTGCACATTTGAGACAGGTGCAAGTAATGAATACTGTAGTTTATTTTTAGAGGGATTAACAGTAGGAAAATCGTATAATTTCACGATTTATCCTATGCTCGAACTCGGCACCGAAGCCACCGCCTACGAACCATACACCGGCGGTCAACCATCGCCCTCTCCTGACTATCCGCAGGAGATTAAGAGCGTTGTGAATCCGATTGTGAAGGTTTGTGGGAAGAATTTGTTTGATTCTAAAAAATTCCCAATTATATTAAACAGGGCGATAGATACCAACACAGGTAAGATATATGAATCATTAAGCGGAAATTATTGTGCTATTGAGAAGTATATACATTTTCCGTATAGTGGGAAAAAAGTTTCATTTAACGCTTCAATGACATTAGTTGCATATGACAAAGATTATAAATTCATTAATACTGTTAATAGAAATGATGGTCAAGTTCCAATTGGAACAATGTATGTCAGATTTGACATTAAAACAGTAGAAAAAGATAAAGCACAGATAGAATTATCCGAAAACGCAACAACTTACGAACCATACAAAGAACAGACCATACAGTTAACAATCATCCTTAACTCAATTCCAGTTTCAAGTGGTGGTAACGTCACAATCAACGGACAGCAATATGTTGCAGATTATGTGGATGTGGAGCGTGGAAAGATTGCAAAGATGGTTGATTCTTCTAAGTTAGATAATGCACAATCTATTGTAAACAAAACCGAATGGTTATTAGCAGAACCACAAGAAATTGACTTAACGCAGGAAGAAGTACAGACACTTAAAGCACTTGCAACATATTATCCGACTACAAACATCAGCGTCATTTCAGAACAGTTGGATGGATATACAGTATTTAACTATCCGATTAGCATGGCTAATGGTTGGAATTATGTGAAACAGCAGTTAAACGACAACCGTGATTACATCTACGATATGGACACAAAAACGCAGGACATCGACACACAGGCGGCAGAAGCCTATGTCAACAGCGAATATGCAGTAGCACTTACAGAATTGGAGGTATGATATATGCTGTATAGAACATTATTAAAACTTAAAGAAAGAAACGGTCTGACAGACGATTTAAAGAATAAGATTGATATTTTCTTCGCAACGGGCAGGATTACAGAGGAACAGTACAATGAGCTGATGGATGTTAATAAGGAAGAAGAATCGAAAGCGGAAACTAACTAATTAACTAAAGAGGGCTTTAATTAATTTATAAAAACAAAAGAAAAATAATTTTTAAGGAGGAATGGAGATGGTAGATATTATGTTACCTTTAACAACTTGTATTTTTGTAGTTTTTGACTTAGCTAGCGGTGGAGTAGCCGCCTGTGCCAACCACAAGTGGAAATCCTCAGAAATGAGAAAAGGATTGTATCATAAATTTGGCTCCATTATGCTTGTGGTGCTTGCATATCTTATCGACTACGCCCAGAAATATGTGGACCTAGGCTTCCAGGTACCTATTGCCGCAGGCGTGTGCGTATACATCATTTTAATGGAGCTTGGCTCTATTGTGGAGAACATCGGTAAAATTAACCCTGATTTGCTCCCGGACAAGGTTAGAGCGATTTTAGGACTGGACAAAACGAAATAAATTTACGTAATTTTTGCGTGTTTGAGGTGATACAGTGAACAGAAGTTTAATTAAAAAACTCTGGAAATTAGGCGATAAACAATTTATTGACTACGCCTTGTCGTGTGCCCGCTTAACCTTGCGGGAACGCGAAACTGTACAGTACTTGCTTTTTGACGGATTAACGCAGGAGCAAGCCGCCGAGAAAATGGATATAAGCACAAGAGGATTACAAGGGCTGTGGAGTTGTGCTGTGGAAAAAATTTTGTTAGTTCCCGGCACGATCCCGTACATAAACAGCCTTTAAGAAACTAAAGATAACTAAAAATCATGCGAGAAATAAGCGCGTTGCCTTCGTGGTGGCACGCTTATTTTTTTGCGATAATAAAACTATAAGGAGGGCAAAAAAATGTATCAATATTGGAATCCTAACCCAGCGGCGGCAAAAGTGGGAGATTGCACCGTGCGCGCTATCTCAAAAGCTACAAAGCAAACGTGGGAAGAAACATATATACAACTTGCCCTGTACGGCTTAATGTTGTCAGATATGCCCTCAGCTAATGCAGTGTGGGGTGCATACCTCAAAGATAAGGGGTTTAATCGCTACATAATCCCCGATGAGTACATGACTTGCACTGTATCGGAATTTGCAAACAGCCACCCGGAAGGGGCTTATATATTAGCACTGTCAGGGCACGTTATAGCGGTAATTGACGGCAATTACTACGATACGTGGGACAGCGGAGCAATGACACCAATATATTACTGGAGGGAAGGAGGAAAATAAATGTTCGGTTATCCACAGTATCCACAACAGTATCCACAGTACGCACAATATCCACAACCGGATTATCTTGACCAACTAAATCGACTAAAACAACAGCAGTCACCACCACAACAAATGCAACAGCAGACCAACCCCGATGAGCGGATTTGGGTGCAGGGGCAGGGCGCGGCGGAGGCGTATTTAGTAGCACCAAACTCTTTTGTCCGCCTGTGGGACAGCCAGGCACCGATTTTTTACGAAAAAAGAGCAGACCAGACGGGCAGACCGTTTTTAGAGGTGTTTGAATACAAGCGCAAAGGCACAGATTCGCCCACAGCGGAGCTTTCACAGTCTAGCCAACCAACTAACTACGAGGAACGATTAAATGCCTTAGAAAGGCAAATGGAGACGTTAAGAAGGAGGGTATTGAATGAATCTCAATCCAATGCAGATGATACAGCAGTTTCAGCAGTTCAGACAGCAGTTTCAAGGGGACCCGAAGCAGGAAGTGCAAAACCTGCTAAATAGCGGGCAAATGAGCCAGCAACAGTACAACCAGTTGCAGGGCATGGCAACACAGTTTCAAAACCTTTTAAAGGGTTTTAAATAAATAAATAAAAAGGAGTGATTTCATGGGATTAACAACAGACGGAATGAGTCCGGCAGATTTGGCGGCAGTCACAGGCAACAATAACGGCGCATTTGGCGAGGGTAACGGTGCTTGGTGGATTATCATTCTTTTCCTTTTCATCTTCTGTGGATGGGGAAACGGAAATGGATGGAATAACGGTGGCGGAGGCGCGGCAGATAACTATGTATTAGCTTCTGACTTTGCAACCTTACAGCGCCAGATTGATAGCGGCATTTCCTCCCTTGAGCGCAAGGGTGATGCTATCAACACCGGTATTTGTGACGGATTTTATGCAATGAACACCTCTCTGCTCAACGGATTTGCAGGAACAAATAGCACAATCCAGCAGAACGGCTACGATACACGAAATGCAATCCAGCAGGGACAGATCGCAGATATGCAGAGCTTTAATGCTTTACAGGCACAGTTAGCGCAGTGCTGTTGTGATAACAAACAGGCTATTGCGGGCGTCAACTACAACATGGCAATGAACGCCAATGCATTACAGCAGGAAGTTACAAACGGCTTCTGCCAGACAAACTTTAACAACGCAAACAACACAAGAGACATCATTGACAACCAGAATAACAACGCTAGAGCTATCCTCGATGCCCTCACAGCGCAGAGAATCGAAGCTAAGGACGCTAAGATTGCCGAGCAGAATCAGCAGTTATTTGCGGCACAGTTAGCGGCTTCTCAGGCATCACAGAATGAAACCTTAAAGGCGTATATGCAGGGACAGTTTACTTACTACAACCCTAGACCGGTGCCGGCTTTTCCGGTTTCCGCACCATATCAGTACGGTAACTGTGGGTGCAATACCGGTTGCGGATGCTAAAATTTTATAATTAGCAGCTTCCTGCGTTGACGGGATTGTTCGGCTTGTGCCGATGATGCTTATAGCGGCGGGGCAATCGTTCCGCCGTTTATTATTAAAAAAGGAGTGATAACGTGGCAGAATTTACTAATAGCAATATCGTAACCGTGGCAGCGGGGCAGAATTTACCGCTCACAGAGACAACCGTAAAGTGCGGTAGCTGTATCGCGCACCGGGAGGGGGCAGGAATTGTGACCCTTAGAGGTCTTACAAATCAGTGTCGTGCACGCTATAAGGTCAGTTTCGGGGCTAATATCGCCATACCTGCCGGTGGAACTGTGGCACCTATTTCTATTGCCTTGGCAATCGCCGGAGAGCCATTAAATAGTGCGACAGCAATCGTAACACCTGCGGCGGCAGGCGAATATTTTAATGTATTTACGGCGGCATTTATTGACGTTCCGCGCGGGTGTTGCATAACGATCGCAGTCGAAAATACATCTACACAGGCAATTAGTATAGCCAATAGCAATTTAATCGCCGAGAGAGTAGCGTAAAGGAGGGCAAAAAATGGAATCATTACACAAATTAAAAAAAATGATGTGCAGAGAGCTGGACGAGATTTCAAATAAAGGCGATATGAGCGCCGGGGATTTGGAGGCAGTCCACAAACTGACAGACACGATTAAAAACATCGACAAGATTATGTATCTGGAAGGTGGTAGCGAATACAGCCGTGGCGGCGACTGGGACACGTCAGGAAGATACAGTCGCGGGCGTTATCCTGACATGGATTACGACGACTATAGCAACGCTCGTAGAGGTCAGCATTATGTGAGGGGCCATTACTCTTACAATGATGCAAAAATGCAGGTAAAAGAGACTATTAAAGACATGATGCATGACGGCAATCTGTCTAGTGCAGAACAGGCGGCATTAGGCAGGGCATTAGCAGAATTAGACCGATAAAAGAAAGGGGTGCCGCAATGATTAATATGGACGAAATCAATGCCGAAATTGCGGCATTAGAGGCAGGAAAAACAACCTACGCCACTTGCGAACGGCTTTCGATTTTATACAATGTACGCAACAATTTAATGAGCAATCAACAACCGAACCAACTATCTTCCAACACATCATACTACTCTTACAGTTCCGAGCCAGATTCTGAATTTAAAGAAATCGCTCGGAAAGCAGACTTTGAGCACTTATTACGCGTGCTTGACGAACACATGAAAGCTATAGAAGCAATGTATCCGCGAGAATATCGGTCAGTTTTGCGAAAAATAAAAGAGGGCGCTTGAAACGTCCTCTTTCTTCTTGTATAATATAATTACTTCTCCTTTATTTCTATCATATTTTGTTATACGGTAACTGACCTTAACCTGGTGGTTACGGCTAGTTACTGTATAACAAAAACTAAAAAAATATAATATCCTCCACGTAAGTGTCGGGGGATATTTTTATTTCTTTTACAATGCTTTTCCAAAACACCTGCTTGTCTTGTTCACCTAACTGCATATACATATCTTTCCAACCGTCAGGAAATCTGCTTTGTATTTTTTTCTTAGTTTCTAGTTCTTCCGTTGCGGCGGTCTGGGATAGTTCTTTTAATTCCTTTGATATAGCCTCATATCTTTCGTCATAGTATTCTTCTGTTATCCTACCTTTTTCAAACATTTTATTAATTCTTCCCAACTCGCTGGATAATTTTTTCTTTCTCTTTTCCGCATCGTTTCCGCCTGCCTTCACACGACCTTCTGCCCTTAATACATCTAACTGTATTTTTTCTTCGATGTGATTGAGCATATATGTTTCTAATTTTTTTTCTGATCGCGTGTAGGTCTTGTGCTTTTGTGCGACAGAGTGGGGGCAGTGATATACTTTGTACTTTTTTCCTTTTTTGCCTATTGCACACCCGGAAAGCCTGCAACCGCAAATCGGGCATTTCATCAAGCCGGAGAAAATATAAATACGCCTCCTGCAATCTGTCCAAGTTTTTTGGCTGGATACTTCGTTGATTTTTTGTGCCTGCTCCTCTGTTATGTATGGCTCACAGTAGTTCTTTACACCATACATTTCCCCATGGTACGCCGGACTGGACATAATTTTGACTATCCTGGTTCTCGTCCTGATAAAATCGGGATATTTATTTAAAATATAGTCGGCGGTTCCTGCTTTTGAGAAGGTCTGGAAATAATGCTCAAACATATCCTCAATTATTCCTCGCGTCTCTTCGTCTTTTACAATCTTTTTCCCTTCTACGCGATAACCTACCGGCACTTTTCCGCCGATATATTCCTTGTTGCTCCGTTTAAATTCCATAACGGAGCGTATTTTCTCACTGTCCCTGTCTGCCTCCGCCTGCGCTACGGACAGCATGATGTTAACTTTAAAAATTCCCTGGCTTGTCTCTGTCTCGTAATCCTCCCAGATGGCCCTCCAAGGCACTTTACACGCATCAAGTACACTTTGTACCTCGTAGTACCCTGCAACGGCTCTAAACCACCTGTCAAGGCGCGTAAAGAGTATTATATCAATCTTATGTTGCCTGCAATCCTCAAGTAATTGTAAAAGAGCAGGGCGTTTTGTATATTTTTTACGTGCAGATATGCCAGCATCGTTATAAATACCGGCAACCGTATAACCTTGTTCCTCACAATATTTTTCAAGCGCATCTATCTGCGAATCAACGGACAATCCGCTGTTCTTCTGCTCTTGCGTGCTTACTCGCACGTATAAAGCGGCTCTTTTCATTTATTTCCCTTCCTTCCTTCGTACCTCCGGGGCGGGTGCTGCTAATTATAGCTGCTAAGTCTATCTATTAGCTTTTTTCTGAGACTTTCGTATTTCTCGGTTATTTCTTTGTATCTCCTCTCTTGATTTACTCACATTATACACGATAATGACTATTATGTCGAGGTAAAAATACACGAAAATATATTATTTTTTATACTCCACGATGTCACACACTTGGCAGTCCAATTTCTCGCACAAATACATAATTGTATCTATGTTCACGTTTCTATCGTGCCGCAACTTATTGACCAGTGCCGGAGAAAGATTGAAACTTTCCTTATCTAATAGGTTGGAACGCTTTAACCCTCTACGTTCTAACGTGTCCCATAAATTACTATATGAGATACTACCTTTATATATGTTGCTTCTTTTTCTTGCTCGTGTTTCCATTTTGAAACCTCCTTTAATCGTTATAAATATATAGTACATTATTTTGAAATAAATATCAAGAAAAAAATAATATATTTTCATGTATTTTTCTCTTGACATAATAGTCATTATCGTGTATAATCGAATTAAATCAAGAGAGGAGATACAAAGAAATGAAAAAATACAATTTATCAAAAATCATGAAAAGAGCGTGGGAATTAGTTAAAAAGGAAGGTCTTTGCATCTCCGAAGGATTAAAATTAGCATGGAAGGAAGCAAAGAACATGGAAGAGACAATGGAGGAAAAGCTTATCCGCCTTGGCTATAAGGTGTGGGAGAAGGGCGACATGAAACGCATCTATATTAATGACTTTCAGAAATATTTGGAAGTCGAAGAAACTAATACGCCAGCAGCAATGGGACGTGGAAGAATCATTAATGGCATCTGCACAGATGAATACAAAAGCTTTGCACAGCGTCAAGCATTAAACCTTGTTGACTGGGGATTTGGAGCTAAATTGTATTACGACTGCAAAAAAGAAGACTGGTTTTGTAAGAATCCAGGAGGAAGTTTAATTAAAAAAATCCTCTGGACAGTTGCCGACAAAATAGAATCTTTATAATAAATACACGACCGGCGGCGAATTCCGCCGGAGAAAGAAGGAAATATGACAATGAAAGAGAGAGAAGAGTACATAGAATTTATGTACAATTACAAAAATGAATATAACTGTGAAAATTGCCCGGAAAACAGAGGCGATTTTCCGCATGGCAAATTACCTTGCGGACAACAAAATTGCTGGGTAACCTGCCACTGTAAGGAGATGTAAATATTATTACCGCCCCGGAGGTTACGAGGGCAGAGGAGAGCAATATGCAAGAATTAAAATTTAATAAAAGAAGAAAATTAGACAGATTCTTAGCCACCTTGCCTAAAGACATGGTTTTTAAGTCGAACAATGAGTTTCGAATAAAAATGCCAAACGGATACATTAGCATTGGATATTATTACCATGATTATTATGCATTTGGGGGACATCGGTATTCTGAATACAATACCATACAAGAAAATATAGATAAGGCAAAAGAACTCATTGACAAATACGGAGAAAAAAAGTAATATATAGACATGGTTTTAATAGTTACATTTTGGGATGTGAATGTTAGCTTAGTTTTGAAAACCAAAAATATTAATAGTTCCATTTTGGAAAGATAAAGCACTTGTTTCGACAGGTGCTTTTTTATTATCTTGAGGAAAAAAGAAAAGAGAGAAGAATTGATTCTTCTCTCTTGTTGGTTGTCCTATTAGTGGACTAATTATTTTAAATTAATAGTTATCTTCTTGTCTGTCCAGAACGAAGCACTATATTCTAAAATCACTTTCTTTGCATCTTTTGGTACTTCGTAATATGTTGTAAAGCTCACGTTCTTTCCTGGAGATAAATTAGTGTTAACAAAATCACTGTTTCCTATGTATTGCTGTTCGCAAGCTGAATTATCTGCATAGCATTCGCAATCAGATACAGATACATACTTGTCACCTTTTTCTGCAATGTTTTCACAAGTAAAATCTACAGCTACATATTCACATCCATCTTTTGGAGTAAAATACTCTCCACCATCATATCCAAATTCAGCCTTTTTAGCAGTTACTTTTAAACCGTCATTCTCAAAAGATTCACCAACTTTTACGCTGTCTTTCTCTTTTGTTTCTTCTTTTTTAGCAGTTTCTTTTTTAGCCGCTGTTGTTGCAGTGGTACTCTTTGAAGAATCAGTGGAAGAACTGTCATCGTCACCACCACCCATTGCCATTCCTAAAACAGCCAGAACGATGATAATGATAATTACCCATTTCAACTTGCCGCCCTGTTTCTT